GTCCTGTATGCGTGGAGCGGATATCTCCAGTTTCAAGGGCGCCCCCTCAGTATCCACCGCTTGCAGCGATAGATTTATCGCCTCTGCGTCTCCGGAATGATTGAAAAGCAGCATATTCAGCTGATTACTAATCTCACTTGCATTTCCGCTGAACTGCACCTCTTTAGGCTGACCGTACATCCTATGCACCAGCAGTTTGACCTTTTTAACAATCACACTGTCCGTGAGATAAAAAAAAGATGAGGGTAACTCATCACCTGTCTCAAGCTGTATACTCAAAGGATCAACGCTGAGCACCGTGCCGAACAGCAATTTGGATTCATAAGCCTTGGTATCATTCGATATCATATCGTGAATATTCTCGATAACCGGCCCAAAATAGTTAATCCCCATTAGCGCCATTCCCCCCTTCCCCTTTGAACAGATATAACTCCAAGTCCATCTTATGCGATTGCATTGTATAAACATGCGTACAGCTTTCAATCCAAATAGCATGGTCGATATTAGCGCGGTCAGCGCGAATTTGTATGCCATCCCCGGCTTGCAGGCCATTTATGCCAATCGCTGTCAGTTTCAGCGTGCGGCGTGGATGGTTCATCGCCTCAAGATGCAAATCGATTTTATCGCGTATCTCTGCGTCGCTCATATGGTCGTCAGCCTCGACAACAAGCTGCTTCCAACCCCACCTTGCAATATTATTACTGTCATATCTCTGCCAAACATCACGCATGCCTATCTCTTCGTTATCACGTATGACTTTTATAACATTATAAGTCTGCTTGTTTATCGTAACCCCATACGCATAGCTGTCTGTAAAGCTCTCATCACCTAATATAATTGGTTTTCTAAGCGCCATGAGCTCACGAAACTCTAATGTTCCCAAATTATCGCGAATCATATACTGCACCGTACCTTGCTCCGCCACATGGGTATCCCTGATAGTATCTTTTATCATGCTGTATAGGCTGCTCGTCGTAAAATAATAATCATCAAGCCCCACTTGGCTTGGCTCTTTGACAACGCCCTTAAACCCTCGCTCAGCAAAGCGAGTCACAATTGACATAAAAAACTCGCTGGCACTCATCCCCACCGGCCTATACATACTCTCAACACTTTTGAGTAGGCTCAAGCTGTCGTGTGCCATTATACGGTATGAAACACCCTCCAACCCGGAGTTCAGCAGTTCAACTTCCTGTATACGCCCGTAAAAATAATCCTCGCCGTTCACACCAAAGCGCATGAAACTGCCGGGATTAATCGCAAAATCTCGATTTTGTGACCCCTCTTTTAGCAGAACCTCAAGACTGCCCGGCTGCGACGCCGCGCGATGGGTCTGCCAAATCACGCTCTCGCAGAGCTTAGAAAAGTCGTATAGTTCTCCGCTGTCTATGTCCTGGACATAGAGTTGAATGGTGTATTGACTGTGGTCTAGTATGTTGTGTGGCATTGGTTCACCTCCTAAAAAAGCCACCTCTATATTTAGAGGTGGCGATTAACAGCCTGCATCCTATGCAATTATATATTTTTCTTTAAGTTCATGATAATAACTGTATGGAAGGTAATTATCTTTCTGCACCCTCCCCAAAACAATTCCCGGAGCTATTCCAAGCCTATTAGAAAAGTCAACAATCGCAAGTTTACTAAAATCAGATTTTACTATAAACGCCTCATATTGCTCCTCAGGAATCAGAGTGTTTCGAGCGAAAGCATCTGCTTCGTCCTCTGCTTTTTTATATTCAGTGCTATTAAAATCCAAATGATGTGTGCTATGTCCTTGAATAACATGCCCTAGTTCATGGAATAGAGTAAACCAAAATTTGTCGGCATCTCTTCCACGTACTGTTAAGCCAAGCACAAAGTATCTGCCTTCTGGGAAAATTGCCCCATGCAAAAAAGAACCCTTGATGTGAGGTAAAAAAACAAGAACTATTCCACATCTAGATAAAAATATTCTTAGCTTCTCACAAAAAACTGAGGCTGGCTCTCTTGTTAATGCTCTTATTTCTGGAATCAATTCTTTTAGAAGCTTGATATTTATGGCTTCAACCTGTTCCGCTCTCGCCTCTACCCGTGCTTTTTGTGTCCACATCGCCTGAACATAATCATTTGAGTCATTTGTTCCAACCACTCTATACGCGATTCCTGGTAATTGCAAGCTACTCAATACCTCCAGACGTGCAACCTCAAAGAACTTTCTCAAGCTGTGAACTTTTTCATTAATATTTCGTGTTTTTGGTACCCATCCAAGAGTGGCACACTCCGAATATGGCATTTTTTTTGCAATATCTCGATCATTCTCAAAATCAAGCTCTTCCCGAACTCGGGCCTCTTGCTCTCTGTATAAAGCCTCCCTATTAATCCAAAACTGAGCAGAAATGCCAAGAACGGACTCAAGTCGCAGCGCAACATCATGGGTTAATTCCACCTTGCCATTAATGAGATTGCTAATATGTTTTTCTGACATATTCATACGTTGAGCAAATTCTTTTTGATTCATGCTACGATTTTCTAATTGTTCACGGATCGTTACGCCGGGTGGTATAGCAATAAAGTTTTCACTTTGTATCATATCTTCACCCTCCTCAATGCTAATTAATGGTAATCTTCTATTCTCTGAATCTTTACACAGCAAATATCGTCGTCGTCTTGGGACAAGATAAGTCTGTAGGGATGAATTAAGTCCATCGCAAAAAATCCTTTCTTATCTCCTTTTAATGAATGGCATCTTCCAATATTATACTGTACCATCTCTTCAATCGAAACTGAAGCTTTTATCTCTGATATGCGCAAATGAATACGCTCAGCCATTTCTTTGCCATATTCACGCTTAGCATAGCCAAAGCCACAGCTTTCGCATATCTTCTGTAGTTTATTCGTTCTATAGATTATCTTCAGCTCTATGCACCTCATTTACCTATAAGGTAAATATATTTTATATCAAATATATTTATTCGTCAAGAATTATATTTACCTTATAGGTTAATCCAGTGCACAAAGTCTATTATTATATAATATTACCCCCACTCCTCCGGCAACACCAACCTCTGCCCCGGAAAGATCAAATCCTGATTCCCTCTCGCATGTATCACAGCCTGATTCTCAGGAACACCATACAATTCCCGCCACCTATGTCCTTGATCCGCGCCCAAATGCCTCTGTGTTATCCTCCACAGACTATCCCCAGCCACAACAGTATACACCCCCGCCGACTCCGGTTTTAGGTCAGATCGCGGCGGCAGTGGCGCTTCAACAATCGCCCCATCACCACTATAAATCACCCCAGGTACTTTCACATCGTGCAGCTCATGCTCATACATCACAAGACTATAATGAATATCATTCTCCTCGCCATGTCGCACTTCCCAGCTCTCAAAGTCAATCAGCACCAAAAGATTTTGCTGCAAAGTCTCTAAATCACTCTCGATTGTAAGCTGCGCAGGCTCACGGCTGTCTCGAAGTGCCGTCAGCCAATCCGCATACTGCCTTGGCGTCCAGCCTCCCTCTATGAACCTATCAATCCAGCGCTGCCAGAATTGTGTGTTTTCCAACAGAATAGTCTTAACACTCCTAAACGACGGTACTGCCACAGGCCCACTCGCCACAATATGATGAAAATGCGGCGGATTGCTATGCTGTATGCGCACACTGGTCGTAAGCTCAGGGATTATGACTGTTTCTCCATTCCAAGTCAGCCGAATAAAAACATGCCTATTTCTCATCTGCTTTATCCCCTTTCAATACCATATCAATATCAAGCTCCTCCATTTTCTCATGCTCGTACGGTACAGTGTCTTCATGCACATATACGTTCATGAAAAAGTGCAATACCCCACTTTGCACAGTGCTTCGACGATGCGATGTCTCTACCAAACCATCCCACATTTCGAGATATTGCAGCACTCTTTCAAGCTTTAACTCCATATGACTAAGCTCCTCATTCAAGCGCGGCACCCTCTCGCGGTCAAATGGGTCAATACTGATATAATAGCGCAGGTTCATGAAATAGTTATAGGTATATCGCTCTATAAGTCCCAGCCGCTCACGCCTTACTGTATTGCGGTCTAACTGCTCAATAAATATATAAGGATATATTGTTTTGTCATTTGAATTCAGCACTTTGCTTGTTACCTTGTCTTGTCCTCCCATTTCAGTAAAAACGTTCACAGGCAAAGTCTGTGAGGCAAAACCCGCCTCGCTCTGCGAATCCGGGATATTTATATCCACCTCCGCAATCCACATGCGAATACGCTCTTCAATTGCCTTAATCACGCTATTTGATTCCAATTCATGCATCATCTACTCACCGCCTTCAAATGCTCTTTTGAGCTTTTCTTGATATCGCAAAGCCCGCCCCTGCTCAGCATAATTCATGCCACGCTCAAAGAAATAACGAGGTGCCTGATGTATCGTTCCATAATTTGCAAATCTGCTATGAGCCGCTGTATTACTCCAGTCAACCTCAGAAATCGTCTCGTGCCTGCGTACCTCACTCTGTATATACGAATCCACCATATCTCCTGTATCCACCGGAGTCAAAGGCTTAACCTCATCAAGAAAAAGGTCAAACTCTTCTTGCAAAAATTCTCTGTTCAGTTCGGGTATCTCACGCTTCATACGCTCCAGGCTTTCAACCAAGGTATGGAGACCGGATAAATCAATTTTCATACTACCCCATCCCCCATCTCATCTCTACCCAGAGCCTGCATTGTCATCGCTATACGCTTTCTGGAATTGACCGTGAACGGACTGCCGGCCGCACCTCTATATGCGTCTATTGTCTCACCGCGTTCATTCACAGTCCTAACGATTATTACATCGCCGTTTTGCACATCTGTTTCCACAGGCATGTGCAGAGTAACGGACATGAGCACCGGCACGTGCGATACAGCCTGCGGATTGGGATTATCGATACTTCTTCTGCCCATGTGCACAGGCACACCTTTAAGCACCTCAACGCCCTGTACAGCACCCACTTGCCGTCTAACATCCATAAATGCCGTGCTCAACCTGGCTTGCAGTCTGTCACCCATGCGTGTGAGTCTCTGCCTACGCCTATTTTGCACTTTAGTCATAGTCACCACTCCTAAAATTTCTTCGCGTCATCAAACTCACGCTTAGCACGCTTTTTAAGCTCCTCATCGTCCGCCAAAATCGCGTAAATACCATTAAAAAGGAGATTCAGCTTCGTGCGAATCTCCTCAATATCGTTATCCTTACCCTTTGAAGTTTTTTCAAGATCTGAAATCCTGCTTTCATGTGACCGTAGTTTTGTATCCAAATCTGCAATGTCACCATCCATGCGTGTTACAATATCTTTCGATTTATCGCCCCACGCATCTTTTTGGGATTTAGCTTTCAGCTTGTCCAGCGCAAACATTTTTGCTGCCCATGCAAGCGCAAGCACGCTTAGCATGGCCGCCGCTGTCTGCCAGAATATATAATTAAACATGCTATGCGCCTCACTTTCTAGAATATATCATTGAAGCTGAAACGCATCGACACACCCGGATCCTTACCTTTACTGTAAAAGGCCACTATAGCATGTGCGTTGCCTTCGCTGTCAATCAATGCCGCTTCATTTATCTGCGCACTCACCAAGTCCGGTGCAGGTATGGTTGCTATGTATTGCGCTGTAGTCCTGGGTGCCGGGTCAAGCGGGTACGACACGCTCACAGGGTATATTCCCACTCTGTTATTTACATCGTTTTGCCCTTCATTTGGCATAATAGGATTCCCCGCCGTATCCACGCCGCCCGTACCAAATGCCACATGGGTTATAGGAGCAAGCGTACTGATTGCTCCGCTGGTTGCCAAGCATAATTGCACACGCCTGTGCAGTGTAATAACACTGTTTGTAAATACTTCCCCTCTCCCCAAAGCACCTGTTGCAGACTCCAGCTCAATATTCACATAGTTTATATTCTTAACTTTCTTGTTCATCATAATCCCCCTTTAAAATGTTTCAATTCCAGTGAGCGCTACCCCTCGTACTGGCGCATTGTCATTGATTCCCCACTCTTTCGCACCATCAAAATAAATAAGCCCATCCCATCTGATTTCAGGGCTTTGTATATTATGCAGATTATAGTCTGCAAACTGAGAGTCAGAAAAACCAATACCGTGTGTCACAGGCGTCCATGTATAATCCCCATCCCAGTATATAGCACCGTCCCAGAGAGGTCTGGGCGCTGTAATATTCATCAAGCTGTATACTGCAAAAGCGACATCCATCAGTATCGTGTCATTCTCATTCTCAAAGTCAATATCTGCAAGCCGCGCCTGAAAATAGGTCATTAAATTAGCCGGAACGATATGCCTAAGCCACGGCAAAAGTTCACGAATCCGACGTTGGCTAAAAAATGATTCACTCCGCATATTTACCGGTCTTGTAATAACCAATTTCAACACCAGGTTCAGCCAATCAACCTCTGCGCTTATAGCATCACCATCACCTGTGCGCCTAGCAAGTTCTTCTCTAAGCCAAGGCTCAGTAAACGGAGGCTGCGCCCGCATAACTTCCAAAATACGCTCCCGCCGCTCCTCCAGATTGTCTCGCATCAAGTTCGGCATTATACCATAAATACGCTCCCACATCTCAATCCCACAGACATCTGAGAGGCTGACGCGTGTATTGTCAAACACGCGATGCCCCTCAGCTATCCGCCCATCAAGCTCCGGCTGTACAACACGAAATATCTCCTGTGCTTCGTGATTGTGATCATACAATCTTTTATTAGCGTTATCTCTAATCAGATTTATCACCTGCCTTTCATATCGTAGTCGAATAAATACTCCATGGTTTAGCCATAAAGTCCTGCCCTATCATTAATCACCAATAACCTAATCATATCTTCTGATAAGTTTAAATTCCCACCTATATCACCTTGCAGGTGCCCCTTGCTTATCAATTTTCGCACAGTCTCCGCCGCCCATCCGGGCAGCTCGTCCACCGTCTTAAACCTCACTTCGCTCTCCTCCTCCGGTTCTATTCCCAGCATTTTCTCCCAATGCATCATCGCGTCATCAGGTAATCTCATGCCATCTTGCAAGTCTCGCAGTCTCAACCCGCCTGTGTATTGCATGTGAGGCCTGTCCGGAAAGTTTACCCAGCTGCCGCCCCATTCACCGCCCATATCTTCCCAGATGCGTCCGGCAGTTAAAAAAAAGCGGTCATTATTCCACTCCTGACCGCGAATGTTTTGAAAAATATCAAATGCCAGCCTCCAGTTATGCCACGATTGCCCACCTCGCGCATTTGTGACAATATTTCCCGGACGCGTTCGCCCTTGCGCAAAAAGCCATTCTTGATGCGCAGCATTCCTGTATGTAGAAGAAACACCTACATGAGCAAACCCCACAAGTGCCATACGTCTCATTAGCTCTCGACAGCCCCGCTCAAGCGCAGGATGCAAATCCTCCAAAAGCCTGCTGTTTATTCCTGTGCTCATATCTTCCCACCAAACATCTTCACCAAGTCTGCCATATAATTTGAGCCTCTGGAAAGCAATATCCCGGTAAAAATTGTCCCTACGAACGGGACGCTCGACCTAAGGTCAAAAACCGCCAACAGATCAATATCATACAGAATTGAAAAAGCAATGCCAAACGCAATCGACATAATGCATTTCGGGTGAAAGTCCTTGCTCAAAATCCCGCCAAAATATTCAATTATGGCCTCGATTATAACCGCACTTATAATTATTTTAAGAAACATATCCATACAAGCCTCCCTCCTTTAAAAACACCCCGGCGGTTAGGCCGGGGACTTTAACTTATTCCTATGCATTAGCTGGAATAGGATTAGCGCGTGCCGCCTCTTCAGCCGCAATAGCAAGTTTTCTAATCACCGGCGGAAGATCGTCGGACAACTCACCGCACACGGTAATATCTTTCCACTCTACGCCATCAACCCATGTATTTGAGTTCTGGTCCGTCGTAATACCTGGGTAAACCGCAGGGTCAACAAACACCCAGCGCGGGAAAAATTTTCTTCTAGTACTACGTGCACTGGTTGCGGCACAAACTTCTTCCATTGGTCTGTTTTCAACGATAACTTTAAGCATATTTCCACTATCAAGATAAGCGAAATGCTTATCTGCTGCACTGCTCTTCATATCGTGTTCTACGGAATTACTCATTTTGTTACCTCCTAGTTGTTTTTTACTTCATTCTACTGATATACACACCTGCACCTGCCGATATAACATTATTTTCATTGTAGTGAGGCGCCCTCTCATCTTATTCTATGCAACTATCAAAATCGTGTTACCTTACCCTGACCTCAATATTTTCTGGCCATTAACCTCCACATATTGAGCCGTTTCCGGCAACGCAATCATTGGAGCTACGCCCACACTGGCAGCAGTCGATACAGTTGCTGCAACCAACGATCCGGCGCCCCCTATGTGTGCGTGCTGTGTTCCGTTTAAATTCGGAACACGAAGCTGATACGCAAAGGGTATGTTCGCTGCATTACGGATTTGTCTATCCGCAAAGGTCGGGAAAAGCCCAAAGTCTACACCCATCGTCGGTAAGTTAGCATTAGCAGCAAAGCCCAGCTCCGTATGAGTAGGCAAGTGTACCTTACGCAAAAGACCACTTGCACCTACTGCCACGGCCGCTCCCTCATTGCCTGGTCGAAAAGGCATACGGCCAGCAACCAGCAAACTACGAACCTCTCCAGGAAACCCTGAAAGATAGCCGGATTCGTCATCATTAAGCCAGCTATCAATCTCAGTATTCTCATAATCCGAAGTTGCCGAGCCATGCCACCTGTGATTTTCAAAAATTATGTTTTGTCTAAATCGCACGGCGCCGTCGTACCCTGTATAATCGCTTGAAGGATTACCATGCCCTAACAATAAAAATGGCCTCAGTACACTTCGATTATAGATAAAAATTACATCCTTAGCACTTAAATATCCTATGAATCCAACTACACCAGTATCATGATACGAGTTCGTCACCACCACTAGTCAGCACCTCCAGTTAAAAACCCCTCAGCCGTCACTCTTGCTGTGTTTGGCAGCGCTATAATAGGACGAATCGCCATATTTGCAGTAAGCGCATGCGAAGGGCCTATATTCCCAATGGCAGAAACCCCAACAATATGATTCCCTGTAGTGTTAACAGTGCGCGTGTGTTGCAACACACCTATTCCTGCTGAGTTCCTTAATGTTCGGCTATCGTTATCATCAAATATTCCAAAGTCTGACCCTATTTGGAAAGTATTTGTAGCAGACAAAACCCCAAGCTCTGTTATAGTAGGTATAAACACTCTTCGAAGCAATCCATTATTGCCTTGTTGCAGAGTTCCGGCCGTTAATCCCGACGCAAAAGGTATTCGACCCTGTATCAACAACGATTGCACCCACTCAGGCAGCATACTTATGAACGTGGTTTCACACCATATATCTACCGGACTACTCTCATATAACGGCATATGCTGAACAGTCATTTCATATGCCATATTTAATATAAGGAATGTGCTATTCTCCCAGCCTGCATAATTCGCATTTGGCGCATTGCGACGCATTGTCAGAAACGGACGCAGCACATTGCCCACCATTATGTGAACATTATGCCCTAAAGGGAAACTGCCAAGAGGTGAAGTCACTTGATGGCTTGCACCAGCCGTACTATGACTAGAGTTTGTTATAACCATCCGCCATCACCTACCTTTTCAACGCGAAGTACTGTCCGGTTAGCGTGCCTTCGGGTATTCGCTGAGCGTATATAGTAACTCCTGATTCCGAGCTCGCCCACTCTGTTATATCCCCCGCCGCCGGTATACCCGCCTTTATTGCAATCATCAACGATGGAAGGTCAAAATTTACACTTACAAAAGCTTCATCTGGCCAGCCAGACACCGTAGTAACATGGGCTTCCCACGGAAACTCAGCGTACCTGTGCGAGTCAATCCATGCGTTTACTTGGAGGCTAAAATCACGGAAGGGTAGATCGCCAGGCGGCCCCTGCGGACCTGTAGCGCCTTGCGCGCCTTGTGGGCCGGCTGGGCCGGGATTGCCTTGAGACCCGGTTGCCCCGATAGGCCCTTGCTCTCCCACATCACCTTTCTCACCTCGTTCTCCCTGAGGCCCAGGCGCACCATTCTGTCCATCTGCTCCTGGCAATCCTCGCTCACCCTGAAGCCCCTGGGGGCCAGCGTCGCCTTGCGCTCCTTGCGGCCCGGGTGGTCCAGGAGGCCCCTGAACACCATCTACACCGTCTCTTCCGTCATGCCCGGGTGCCCCTTGGATTCCCGGTATGCCTTGTGCACCTTGTGGTCCTACAGGGCCTCTAAATTGCGTACCAGACCCCTCTGCCGGAAATCCTGTACCGGACCAAATATACAGCAATCCATCATATCGATTGAGCCATCCACGCCCTGCATCTTCTGTTCCAAGCGAATCCGAAATTATCAGCAATTCCGCATAGCTCTCAACCTCGCCCGCCAATTGTATTCCCGCACCATCAGCACCTGGAGCGCCATCTTGACCCGGGGGTCCGGGCACACCTTGCGGCCCCTGAACTCCGTCCACGCCATTCTGTCCATCTTGCCCTGGTATTCCTTGCTCTCCCTGCGGGCCTTGTATCCCATCCGCCCCATTTGGCCCCAGCGGACCCTGTTCTCCCGGCGGGCCGCCAACGAAGCCAAATGGCACCCAGACTCCGCTACTTGTCCAGTAGTACATGGTTTGACCTACTATAAACAAATCGCCCAGACTTCCGTTCGTGGCTTCTAGTGCATGAATGTCTTCAAGTTCACCGCGCGGATTCAACCCAATTCCACGTGGCCCTACCAAATTCGCATGACTTACCCATTCACTTCGCGACTCATCCCATAAGAAAAGTCGTAGTGTAAACTCCACTTCATCTTCTACCAACGCCATAGTCCAGGAATTTCCAACTGGATATTTTTCATGCAGCTCCTCGACACTCTCAAAATACACTAACAATAAAGAATTGCCATCAGACCCTTGTTCGCCTGGCGATCCCGGTATTCCGTCCGCTCCGGTTAGGCCTATAGGTCCCGGTTCCCCCTGCGAGCCTTGCGCCCCGCGTATGTTACCAATAGGTATGAGTCCGTTTGCGCCTCTGATCAGCACATCTCCCGGATTGCTTGGCCGCTCTATGACCGTTATTTGAATCTGTGAAGTTATCACAATAACATCGTTGATTCGTATTCCAATCGAGTCAAGCTGTGACTCCGTCATCGAAACCCCAATCCCATGCCAGCTAATGCCAGCTGGCCCATCCGCTCCCGCAGGCCCCGGCGGGCCCGGCGGACCTTGTCCGTCGCCACTTCCCAGCACCCCTGCATCAAACTTCTCTTGCAAGGTCTCTTCATCAGCAAAAACAACGTGCCCCGCGCTATGCGAATGAGGAAAGATATCTTCCAAGACTTCTTTAATAGCCGCAATATCAGCCAATATAGGCCCAAGGTCAATCCCTGCACCACCACTCAACTCAAGGCTATCCACCTTATCTTTAAGCGCTGCCACAATCGCTATCAACGGCAATAATTCATCTATATCAGCTTCCGCAGTACTCATACGGGTCTTCAAAGCCGCCAAATCACTCACGATGTTAGCAATCTCCGCCAAATCAGGCAAGTTGCCGGAGTCAAGCGCTGATATTACAGCTTCTAAGCCGCTTATCGCATCCCCAAGCTCCAATACATTCTGCAAAAACGTGTCATGATCATACGATGTCAGCGCCCGCGTAATGTCTGTCCCCACGGGCCAGCTCTGCGCCGTAGTACCGCTAAAGCCTCTCGTTACCTCTGTCAAAAGCCCGGCTGCCTTTCCGCCGTATCTCACTGTCTCTCTCGCCGTTCCGAACTTATCAAAAATTGTCACCAGATTGGGGGCATCCGGCAGCACATCAGCATTTGCAATCGGTATCGACGTACTTGTCACAGTCAGTGCACCTGTTATCTGCGTTATAGTGCTTTCAAACTGCACCGGGTACATGTTTTTCAATCTATTCATCATCAACCACCTCCGAAAGCTCGCTCATAGGCTTGTCAAACGCTGTTACATACACTTTCTGGACAATAGACCCCGGCGGTACTGTTCCACCAGGCTCACCCGGCTCGATATAGTCCACAATTTCAATGTCAATATTATTAAGCCGCGGCATAAACTGCCTCTCCTGCGTCTGCTCGATAACTAAGCTCGCTCGCACGCCGTTAATAAGAATATTCTCAAAGTCAACCTCAGCTACAAGCCGCGTTTCTAAGAACCTCGACCCCATCACATGACCGTTGATTCGCGTCCACCACGTATGCGTCTGCTTCGCGGCATACGCCGGGAACCATTCGGGAGTACCCTCTTCCACCCACGCATTTGTTATTCCGTCGTTCGCAAAATAAGAGCGCTCCCATTCATCTATAACGTTCTGCCTAAGCTCGTCAAAATACCCGGCAGCAATTTCTTGCAACCTTCCTTCTATCTGCCCAAACTCAATGCCATGAACCAATACCATGCGTACATTTATATTGACATCCAACCATTCAGGCGTCGATATAGTCACTCTATGCCCTATAGGTGCCGTGCCAAACCCACTGCCTCCGCGTGTAACAGGGTCAACCTCATTGTTCACAAGCTTAACAAACTCCTCAGATACCGGTGCATTCGCCGTGTCCACAATAGACGCTTTCACTGACCCGCCGCCGCGCCATACAGGGAAAATCATAGAGTCGCCCACTCCATCAATCGCCTGCAAAAACTGCTGGTATTGCGCCACATTCCCGCCGAACGCCTTCCTGCGCAGAAACCTCAGGAACCTACGGCGGTACTGCTCGTCAGTCTCTCTATTCTGACCCGGCCTATATGCACCATGAGCATCTATAATAGTCGCACGCCCAAGCCCATTTATAGGACTCGCCGGGGACAAATCCCCAAAATATGTATTACCCACATCACCATATTCCTCGCACCTAAAAAGAGCATGGCCGCCCTCCGTCTGGTATATCTCAAATACCAGCGCCCGGGGTATGTGTCCATGCTCTATAGTGTGCTCATGCCGCGTCATGAATCTCGACCCAATCGGGAAATCAGCCATAACCCCACGTGTATCAAGTGTTTCACCACGCCGTATCGCCCTGGTCGCTTCGAACCTCGGAAACGCATAGTCCCGTCCCAGATTGTCCAAATTAACACCCGTCGCCGTATAAACAAATACCTGCTGTCGCATAATCTCAATCAACGTATCAATTTCTGTCAACGACACCGCAATAGGCGCGAGCAGGTTGTACGCCGGGCTGCTCGGCCTGTCGTCAAAAGGATGCTCGATAGGTTCTCCGTTCTCATCCCTGTTCAACCGCTCAAACATCCGAGCCAAAATAGGCATAAAGTCCAGCCGATCATCGCTCAAGTCGTTTATATCCGCCAACAGCGCAGTCAAAAGCTCATTAAAGCTTCTGTTGTCAGACACAACACTAAGCCGCTCCAGTATGTCGTTTTTAAGTTGTGTTAATGCTTCGGTCATTGTTCACCTCCATATTTTTTAGTAAGTACTATGCCGCTAACGCAATTTCAAACCCCTCACGAATACGCCCGTACACACTGACTATTTCAAACTCAGCATACGCGCTGCTCGGTCCCCTCTGCTGCGTTTGCAGCAATATAACCTCTCTAATGCGGTTATCCTGCATAAGCGCATCTTTCATAACCTGTGCAATCTTAGCCCTAAAAAAAGCAAAGCTTTCACCTATAAACTGCTCAAGTTCAATCCCATAATTGTCCGGATAAACCGGGTACGCATATCGCTCAGTATGAACAATATGCCAAACAGCCTGCCGCACAGCCTCCAGCGCATCCACATACCCGTTTATACGGCTGCTCTCAGCATTAAACGGGTCAATCGCATGAATATATCCCCAAGCTAGTGATGGCTTTCGTATCGTCTGAATTGGCCTCGCCAAATCATCTCGTAACGGTGGTATCATTATCTATCTCCCTCCTCTCACGGCAACCACACCGCCTGTTTTCACCACACCCTACAACCACATAAAAAAACCAGCACATCCGCACTGGCCTAAAACAAAATTATGACTATAAACCCTTGGGGCTGCTCGCCCAACCCCCAGCAAGGGACAATGCGCAGCATGGTTACTAATCAAAGCTTTGATCAAACTTTTTCAAAAGTTTGTGGGGTTTGGGGCAAAGCCCCAAGGTTTTATGGCCAAACTTTTTTAAAAGTTTATGGGGTTTGGGGCAAAGCCCCAAGGTTTTAAGCCCCCCAAGGCTTTATCTCCACCACTTCCCCATCCACAACCATCAGCTGAAACGGCTTCGACATCTCTTCTTCTGTCCACGTAACAATCCCCCGCACACGAACCCGGCTCCCAGCCTTCACAAACTCAAAATACTCACTATCAAAATAAGCCCCCTCAGCATCCTCTAAAAAAGGAACAACCGCCGCCACCGCCAAAGCCATAAGCTCAGCTTTCTCGCCCTGTCTGACATAATAATCATTCACATTCCCAACAACCTCACCAAACAAATACAGCATCGGCACCCCGCCGCTCAGCTCATTCCCCGAACCCAGCCTTATAGACCGCACCCGCTCATCCCGTATAATAACCCGAACCTCAAGCGGCTCCGACTCAAAATAAATCGTATACCCACC